ATAAATTTTAATACGCTATCGGGGAAATGCCGCCTCTCACTTTCTGCCAAATCGGGATAAACCATAATCAGCCTATCTCTCACCGTTTCCCAAAAGCCTAATTTTTCTCTATCTTCCCAATTTAAGCCATCAAACATTGTATGGTGGTCGGGGCAAAGTATAATAAAATTTAACGGATGTGTTTTAACTGACGGGCATTTCGTATCCCTTTTATCCAGCAAATGACAAATAGAGTAAATAGCATATTGGTAGATTTTGTTTTCAACTTTACAGCCACACCAATTACAAGTACTTCCCATGTGCTTCATACGTTCTTTAAACCACTTTTGCAACTCCGTATCCCCGTCACCACGTACAGCCGCCTCTTGCTTTTCCTTTTCAATTCTTTTAACTGATTTTTTGGCAATGCTATATGACTTCTTTTGGGGAAGTGGACGGTCTGCTAAAATGTGGGCTTGACGCTTTTTTAAATAGTCGCTCATGTATTATTTTTTCTTTCTTATTGTAAAAAATACGTAGCCAATCATGTTTTGCATAGAGTCACGGCTAATGGCGACGTTTTCAGCAGTGGCGTTGACGAACTCCCATCCATCAGCATAAAAAGCATTTAAGGTATCAACCTTGTCACGAACAGCTAAAGTTTTATATTCCCATTCCATAATTTTGTAGTTTGTATGCAAATGTATGCAAAGAAATTAATTCGCCAAATTTATTTTCAAAAAAAAGATTTTGTTATTTGCATACGGGTATATACATTTGCATACACTATGGACGAAAAAGAAGATAAGGGAGTTATATCCGTAAGGCCGCCGGAAGGTTCTGATATAAAGGAACGCCTCAATCATTTAGCTGAAACAACAGAGAGAAGCATGAATTACCATGCTGTAAAAGCTATCGAAGCATATCTACTAAAAAACAATCTCAAAACCAAAAAACAAACCACCTAATGCCTAAGAAGTATAGATTAATAAGACCTTGTATGGGAGGCGGTGGTATAATTGCCAAAGACACCGTTGTTGAAAAAGAATCAGATTCACATGAATGGTATTATACAGTTGATAGCAATAGAAATCCATTCCATAAAAAAGTGGTAGAAACATTCCCAACTTGGTTTGAAGAAATAAAAGAGAAAGAAAGAATAGAGGTAATGGACTATGAACTACAGCAAGAGGATAATAACGGCCACTTTCACTACACATTAAAATTTAACAAGTACGTAAACTTCAATAAAGATTGGCCTAAAATAATAGAATCCATCGAATCAATCCTAAACAACGAACAACCAATAGAAGAAAAGACCAATAGAGAGAAGTATGAGGATTGGCAAGCAAGTTTGTACGTAAGTGGGGTTGAATATATTCGTAAACCATCTGATACTCAACCACTAACCGGAGAGTTTATAACCAAAGAGGAATGTGAGAGAAGGGTGGAGGAAGCCCATGTTGAAGGGTATGAAGCGGGGAAATTGTATGGCCGATTTCACGGGTAACTAATTGAAAACAAACAACCTAAATAATGCCTAACGATACTTTTATTTGGACAGATGAATTGGTAAGGGAGTTTTATTTGGGGGCAAGAAAAGAGCCATCGTACCCAATAAAACAACGCATTGAGGATTTCAAGCAATCAAAAATAAAAGAGAAAGAAATAGAGGTAACTGATTTGCAATATTACGGCGACAAGCACAGAGGGGATAATAAGTGGACATTCATGTTTAATTTAAATACCGATAACGTCCCAACCGACAAATATAATGCTCTCAAAGATGCAATGGAGACAGCCCTAAATGATGAACCAATAGAAGGGATGACCGATTGGGCGAAAATGCAAGGGCTTGAAATAGATAGAAATTGGTCTAAAAAAGACATTGATAAAATGGTGGATGATACTGTAAATCAACCACTAACCGGAGAACTCATTACTTTGGAGGAATGTCAGAGAAGGGAAGCAAAAGCATACGCAAAAGGTAAGTTAGATGGAATATTTGGGTCATAAACCGCAAACAATCAACTAAATAATAAACCAAATGCCAATCAAAACAGATAAGATAATAGCCGAACTAAGCAAAGGGGATTCAGATGAAATGTTGGTGGCCTTAGATGCCATTAAGTTAGTGATATTCAACAAGCTAAACGAAGAACAGCAAGCCGCCGATGAATTGGCAACCAAAAAACAAAGCCAAATAGACCGGCTGAATAATAATAACTAAAACGATTCATCCAATATCCTAATGGACAAAAGAATTGCCTACATTTTCCCAAGTAGAACAAGACCGGCTAAGTTTTTCCAATGCCTGGAAAATATTCAGGATATGAGTTTTTCTGATAACTATTTCGTTTGGGCTAAATTGGATAACGACGATCCAACCAAAGAAGAATACGAAAAAAGATTACACGAATTTCCAGAGGTAACAGTTAAATGGGGGTTAAGTAATAACAAGGTTCATGCAATCAATCGTGACCTTGAAGATTTGCCACCATGTGACATAATGATAATTCAATCTGACGATATTCATTGGACGCAATTCGCATTTGATGATGATATAAGAGAAGCCTTCGTTGACCATTTCCCCGACTTAGATGGCACTATACATTGGCCTGAATTTCATGCCGGACGATCAACAATTATCGTTTCCATAATGGGAGTGAATATGTATAAGAAGTTGGGGTATATGTATTGCCCATGTTATGAAAGTGTTTATAGCGATAATGATTTCACCGAAATGACAAAGGCTATGGGTAAATACAAGTTCATTAATAAGCAAATATTTTTACACAAGCATCCAATTTGGCAAGAATCAAAAACCGAATGGGATGCCCAATACAAGCATTCAGAACGACCTGAAGTTTATAAAAAAGACAGAGACACCTACCACAAAAGAAAGGCTATTAATTTTGGAATATGAGTAAACTTCAATTGCCGTCAGTAACGCTTATCTGTATTGATTGTGTAAATGCTAATAGGGCGGTTAGCGTTTTGGAGCTATGCAAGGATAAGGCCGATTTTGGGGCGGTGAAACTTTTAACAAGCCTTCCAATAGAGTACCAGCATAAAACAGAAATACCACCATTAAATACATTGGTTGCGTATTCTATTTTTATGCTAACAAAAGTTCATGAGTTCATAAATACGGAACACCTGCTCGTGGTGCAAAGGGATGGATTTATATTAAACCCGCAATCTTTTAATCACGAATGGTTAACATACGACTACATTGCTCCAATATTTGTTCAGTATAATCACGTAGGGTCAGGAGGTTTTTCATTAAGGACAAATAGAATGATGCAAGAAGTTTCGGCATCAATGCCGCATTGGGATTGGTCGCAAGAAAAAGCAGATGAAATACAAAGGGTCGCCTCTTATTATGAAGATGGAGTAATTAGTTTTACTAAACGCAAGAGGCCATTCAAGATAGCCCCGCTTGAGGAAGCCGCTAATTTTGCTCAAGGCGGCAATAGAGACCCTAAGTATTACCGGCCACACCCCTTCGGCTATCATGGGCTATGGAGTTCAATTAATGTAGAAACAGGATTAGTTCAACCAGTGTGTGAGCATATAGAAGGGAATTGCGAATGTGTTATGGGGTTTAAAAATTATTTAAAGGGGATGGAAACGTGAAAAGAAGCGAATTTTTTAAATCAGTAGTTGGATTGGTTGGAGTAGCCGCCAGCATGGGGGAGCTTTCAACTATATCATTTAAAACGCATGAGATATTACCCGTAAGTACAATGGTTGGTGATTTGTTGATGAACTTTAAAAGCGAAGTATTTTATTTTACGGGTAGCCAAATTACAAACATAAGTACGGGGGAAAGTTTACCGGCCAAAGCAGGTATTGTGAATAACGGCGATTATCAAAGATTTTCAAGTTCAATAGGGGAGCGTAAAAAATGAATAAAGTAGTTTTACAAAAAAGCGATATTTATGCAACATTAACTACATGGCTTTATTGTCATTTTTGGATGATGTGGAGTGCAGAACAACAAGGAATAGATGCGTATATCCATTGGCCTACTGGAAAATTCTTGCAATCATACGAGGATAGAAATAAGTTTAAAGAGATTCAAAATGCCTATGAATGGTACTTCGTTCAGCCAAAATTAAATTCAAATCCAGGAAGTCCCGTTTGGCTTTGGGAAAACTGGAAAGACCCATCGCCTGTTGCATTCATGGCTCAACCACTACAAGTCATAAAAGACTACTATAAAAAACACTTGCATTTTAATGATGCCACCAATGCAAGAGGGCGAGCAATACAAGAGAAATATGGCATTGACTTTTCAAAAACAATAGGGATAACGTGGCGGGGAACTGACGTTTATTTGGACGGTCGGCCACGCATTCCTATTGAAGTTTATTACCCATTCATTGATGAAATTTTAGAAAAACAACCAGACCTAAGAATAGCTTGTACGGCAGAAGAAGAAACAATCCTTGACCCGCTTTTAATTCGTTACCCTAATGCGTTTAAGATTGATGAGTTTATTTCTTCTCCGTTTGAATCAAAGCACAACCCTGAAAGGTTATCAGATGTATCTGGATATGAGAGAGGGCTGCAACCGGCATTAATGGTTTGGTTGTTTTCTAAATGCGCTCATTACATTAAAAATAGAAGTAGTACGGGAGGGGTAGCAAGTTGGTTAAGTGATGGAAGGATAGTTTCGATTGCACACCCTGAAAATTTAGGTTTCCCTGCCAATACTAATACAGCAGAGATTGAAGGTAAATTATATCCATTAAACCTATGATAACAGTAAATACAAGAGCAGAATTTCTTATGGAGTTGGCCAAACTATTGCCGCCTAAAAGCAATGGTATTGAGTTGGGGGTATTGCATGGTGATTTCTCCCGAATGATTTTAGACATTGTAAAACCAGATTGGCTTGTACTTGTTGACCCATATACTGAAGGTGAAGAAAGATATGGCCCCGACCCTAACGCATGGAAAACGGCTTACTCAACAGAGGCGCAATACAATGCCGTTAAAAAGAGATTCAACAACGAAATATTCTTAGGTAAACTTTTTATAGATAGAGGGTATTCATACGAAGCAGTAAACCATTATGTCAATCGTAGCTTCTCATTCGTTTACCATGATGCTTGCCATCTTTATGAGCATCTAAAAAAAGACTTAAATGATTGGATGCCGAAGTTGAAAGACGAAAATTCCTATATGTGTGGCCATGATTATGTTGATAGTAACGGGTTTGGAGTAATACAAGCAGCAGATGAATTTTGCCAGGAACAAGGATTTGAAATGATAATTTTTAACGAAACCGAAGGAGACTTTGCACTAACAAAAAAACAATGAACCATTGCATCATCACAACTATCAATAAGCCAAGTAAGTCAGTAGAGAAAATCTACGAGTATTTTGGTGATGGCCTTATCGTAATTGGTGATAAAAAAACACCGACCGATTGGAGTTATAAAGATGCAAAATACATATCACCCGATAACCAAAGAGAACTTGAATTTGTATGCAGGTATTACATTCCAGATAACCATTATTCAAAAAAGAACATAGGCTATCTAATGGCAATGAAGGAACGGGCAACACTTATCTATGACACCGATGATGATAATTGCCCTAATGATAATTTCAATTTCAGAACACGAAACGTTCAAGCAAATGAATCATTAGGTGAAGGATGGTATAATGTTTACGACTTAGTTGCAAGCAATTTCATGTGGCCGAGAGGGTTTTCATTAAAGCATCTAAGAGACTTTCCTTCATGTGGGATGGCGAAGTTTAGAGATAGTTCTATTCAGCAAGGGTTGGCAGATGGTGAGCCGGACGTTGATGCAATGTGGAGATTGATATTTGGAAGAAAAAATAAGTTTGAAACAAACAAAAGCATATATCTAAATCCTAATACGTGGTGTCCTTTTAATTCTCAAAGCACATGGTGGTTCCCAAAAGCATACCCATTGATGTATCTTCCTATATACGCAACGTTTCGCATGACTGATATTTACAGAAGTTTCGTTGCACAGCGTTGCATTTGGGAAATCGGTGAAGGAGTAACCTACCATTCCCCAAGTGAAGTATATCAAGATAGAAACCAACATGACCTATTAGCTGATTTCAAAGATGAAGTGCATGGGTATTTGCATAGTGGAATCATTGTTGAGATATTGCAGAAATTGAAATTAAAACCAGGAGTTGAAAACATTTGCGATAATTTAATAACGTGCTACGTAGCTTTAATTGGTGATGGTATATTGCCGGTAAAAGAAATTGAATGCGTAAAAGCATGGGTAAAAGACTATGAGAACATTACAAAAAATATGGGCTGATTTAGCCAATGCCGGAATGGAAACTGACAAAGGGTCAGTACATAGCTATATTGATGTTTACCAAGAGTTATTCTCTATTCAGAGAGTAGCGGCAAAGAACGTTCTTGAAATAGGATTATTTCAAGGCCATTCAATGAGAATGTGGGAGCAATATTTCATCTATGCAGATGTTCATGGAATTGATTGTAGTGACCAACCGATAGGGGGCTTGGCAGATTTAAGACCAATGATAGCAGAGGGAACGCACAAGATACATATAATGGATGCCACAAGCCAAGAACAAATAGATGATGAATTTGGTGATATGAAGTTTGATGTAGTCATTGATGATGGCAACCATAACGTTAATAGCCAACTTCAGACTATTGAAATATTCAAGCCACGAATGAATCAAGGCGGCATCATAGTGATAGAGGATATTCAAGATATAAATAATTTTTCATGGTCATTTTATGGGTCACATGACGATGTAGAGATAATTGACCTTCGTAAAATAAAAAATAGATATGACGATGTTCTTGTAATATTGAAATTCTAACCTATGGATTTATCAATACTCGTACCATACATAAGAAGGCATGAGAGTGCTTTTCTAAAGTTGAAGTTTAAGCTATCAGCCCAAATACTACCGTATGCCGGAAGGATTGAACTACTAACGGATAACCACGAATATGATTTGGTGGGTACAAAAAGAAACAGATTACTTGAAAGAGCAACCGGAAAATATCTTTGCTTCTTTGATGCAGATGATACACCTTCGCATGACTATATTGACCAAGTGATGAAAGGCATTGAATCAGGTTGTGATTGCACAAGTTTACGTGGGGAGATTTCAATAGATGGGAAGTTTGATGGGGTGTTTGAGCATTCGATAAAGTACAAAGAATGGAGAACAACAAAGAATGAAGTGAAGTATGAGAGGTATCCAAATCATCTCAACCCTATCAAGTCAGAGATAGCCAAGTTGTTTAAATTTCCAGACATTAATCACGGGGAAGATGCTGATTGGTCAACACAAATTTTTCAGGCGGGTTCATTGAAAACAGAACATTACATAGACGATATTATTTACTATTACGATTACGAGAGCGTTAAAAAATGACAAATACAGACACGGTAATATATTCAAGCTGGTGCTTATCGGATAACTTCGGGGATAAACTTACGCCATACCTTATTGAAAAAATAAGTGGTAAGAAATGCGTTTGGTCGCCACCCGAAAGTGACATTGAAAAGTTCTTGGTAACGGGAAGTATATTGAATTGGGAGATGAAAAATGCAATCTCTTGGGGTTGTGGCCTTGCAAGTAAAGACGATAGGGTTGGTGTTGAAAAGGTGGTAATGGTACGGGGCCAAATATCAAAGTATATGGCAATTTTGGGCGGCATTGAAAATGAAATTGCCGTTGGCGACCCCGCATTATTATTGCCAAGATATTACACACCACCCGCAGCAAAGAAATATCAATTAGGGGTATTCACTCACTACATAGATACCGATGTTATTTCATACAATTTACTAAGCCAATTCCCCGATGATGTTGTATTGATAAATCCATTAGGGGATATTGAAGAAGTGATTGATTTGGTATGTAGTTGCCACAGAGTAATATCAAATAGCTTGCATGGGTTGATAGTTGCAGATGCGTATGGCATACCGTCAAGGTGGGTTAAGTTTTCAGATAGAATACTTGGAGATGGAACAAAATACATGGACTACTATTCATCCATTGGCTATGATATTGGAACGAAACCCGTTGATTTAAGAAATAACATTGACATAGAATCTCTATTAGCCGTTGAGTGTGATTTGAAATATCTGAAAATAGATTTAGATGCTATGATGAAGTGCTGCCCCTTTTTACCCGAAATAATAAACCAATAATATGTTTTCACAGAACGCAGAAGAAATAATAATACTCCAATATTTTGCTGACAAGCCAATAGGAAAGTTCCTTGATATAGGCGCATTCGATGTTGAAAAATTTTCAAACACTCGTGCTTTATATAATAAAGGTTGGGGAGGTGTATTCGTAGAGCCAAGCCCAAAGCAATTCAATAACATATATGAGCATTACAAGAACGACCCCAAGATAGTAACGTTAAACGTTGCTATCGGCACAAGCTCAGAGCCGCTTGAATTTTATTTATCTGAAGATGCCGTTTCAACTTCCGATGTTCCGCACATGACCAAGTGGGCAAATGCCGGAGTGAAATTTGAAAAGACAACAGTACCGCAAATCCATGTAGCTGACTTTATGAAAGAGTATTGCGTGGATATTGATTTCATCAGCTTAGATACAGAAGCAACCAACATGAAAATATTCAGAGCAATACCAGATTTTGTCTTTGAGCAAATAAGTTGCTTTTGCATTGAGCATGACGGGCTATCAGATGAAGTTGAAGATAGGCTTGCAAGTTTTGCGTTCTATCCAATGTATTTTAATGGTGAGAATATAATTTTAGGTAAATAATTAGTTATGAATAGTATTATATCAGAAACTTTAAAAAAAGATTCGGATGAAGCGGTTCAATTAGGTAACGAATTTCCTGGGTACATGGGGGTGCCGCCAAAATCTTTTAGTAAGCAAGAATTAATAATGCTTCTAAACGTTCTATTCAATGAGTTTATGGAAACAAGAAGAAGGGAATTAAGTTTAATGAGACTATGATTATACCACATATCATATCCGACCCAAAACTAACCGTAAGAAAGGAAGTTCTGATTAAAGAGTTGGCAAGGCAGCGGATTGAAACATATAAACTATGGCCTTCAGTCCACTTGCCACACTCTCCAAGACGTACAAGTATTTCAAAAGCTCATAAGCAAATAGTAGAGTGGGCAGCAAATGAAGGACTTGAAGAAGTGGCAATATTTGAAGATGACATTTGGTTTCCTTCGCCGGATGGTTGGGAATATTTCGTTTCAAAAAAGCCAAAGTTCTATGACCTTTACCTATGTGGAATTACAAGAGGGGAATTAGTAAATGGCAAAGTAAGGCGTTATACCGGCCAATTTGGTTACTTCATCCATGAGAAATACTACGATACATTTCTAAGAACAGATGAAAAATTAGACATTGACGGTGCGCAATCGGGGCGTGGGGATTTCCATGTTTGCTATCCATTTGCAGCTTTTTGTTATCCTGGTTTCTCAAAAAATCAGAACGGAGTGGTAGATTATTCCCACCTTTTAATAGGCAGAGAGATACATGGATTTGGGCTAATGAATGATAAAGCCGATGCTAAAAGGTTTTCAGATGCAGCCAAAGCCCTTATGTGAGTTCTTCCCTTTTCTTTTTGGACAGCACTTCTATCTTACTTACCCTTAAATATTGGACAGCTACGGGGTCGCCACCGTTCTTTGGAACATGGACTTTTACATCGGGAGTGCCTTTGGCATATACTTGGACACCTTTTTTGAGCATGGCGAGAAGTTCTTCACTATCGGAAAAGTAGGCACAATCCACCCAATGCTTCTTTTCTTCTTTTGTGCCATTTTCACGATTACGCCATTGTTCAGAGTGGCAAACGGCGAAGTTTATCAACTTTCTCCCATTGGCTACATTCATTACCGCATCAGCACCTAAGTTGCCGATAATAAAAAACTCTATCATAGGGGGTTGGATTTAAAGTTTGGCTACCAAAACATCTGACCTACAAAGCCATATATCCGGTTCAACTTCAACGCCGCCGTCTTCGGCAAGGCATATATCACCTATATCAATTCTGGTGATTTCCCAATCTTCTTTGTAGCAAAGAACATCTGAATCGGGGGAAATTCCTACTACTTCTACTTTGTTGAATGGATTTTTTACTGTGTCAAGGATGAGGCCGGAAGCTGATACTTTTTCTTCGTGGATTAGCTTAATAAGGACTTTATTACCTAAAGGCTGCATAAGTATTGGAGTTTGGCAAATGTAAAAAAATAATTTGAAATAGTAGAAAAAATATTAATTTCGTATATCTCACGCCCTATGTCAACACCACGATGTATTCAAAATCATATCCTTGTTGAACTGCCAAAGGCTTTTCAAGACGAACTTGTAACGAGCAACGGACTTAAATTCTATCAAGATACTACATTCAGACCGGAATGGAATGTCACGCTTCAAGGTAAGGTTATTTCAGTCCCTACAAAACTCACATTTGGGGATGGTCAAATTCACTCCTACGACCCCGATAGAATACGCATTAACCCAATCATAGATGTTGGTGACGACATAGTATTCAACTACTTAGTGGTAATGAAACGTGCGCAAACGGATAATAGGGCAGAGGTCTTTGAGAAAGAGCCAACAGTTGACCCATTCGTTACCACATGGTCAAATTACAACGACCAAAAGCTAATAAGAGTTTACCTTAAAAACGATAGGTGGAAGATAGGTTTATACGATACCAAGTCAAGAACATGGGTTGATAAATTGGAAGGTGGCGAAAGAGATATTGAGAGTTTCATGGGTAGGTATATGCCAACCGAAAACGTAGGTTTCAATTATCACAACCTTTTGCCACACGAAGGGAAAGACTATTGGATGGTTGATTATGCCAATGCAGTAGCAATTAAAAAAGAAGATGGAACATTTCAGATGGTTGGTGATTACGTCCTTGTAGAGCCAATTAGAGAGCCATTCAGAGGCACACATCAAGGGGTGATAGAAGTATATGAAATTAAGCAAGACACCGATTATAGAGCCATAGGGCGAGTTGTAAGCATAGGTGAACCGCTATTAGGCGACACCAAACTAAGTATTGAGCCAAACGATGTTATTTGTTCAGATATACGTTATGTAGAGAAGTACGAAATTGACGGCCACGACTATTGGGTTATCCGTCAAAAACACATTTACGGAAAATCTGTAACGAATGAACATCCAAGAAGTACATGATTTCATTGATTTAATTACGGCGCAAGAAAGAGGCGGTTTCAATACACCCTCCGAAAAAGACCAAGCCTTAGACAGAGCAAGTTTAACCTTGTTTGAGTTCTATCGTGCAAGATATTCCACAGCTATTGAATCTAAAGAAGCACTTGCTCCATTCAGAGGAAGATACGACTACACAACCGATGGTAGCGGGGAAATAACCATTTCAACCGGACTTGACTTCGTTCACTTATTGGCTATGGACGTAATGGTAAACGACCCCGATACTCCATCGGGGTTCAATGATGATAGGCGTTACCCCGTTTCATTCCCAAATGAGGATGAACTTGCTGACAGATTAAATTCCCAAATAAAACAACCAACAAGAACAGCACCAATAGCGGATATAATTGGCGTTGGTTGGTATAATTTATACCCGCAAGTCGTTCATGCCGGAACAATTTACTACTTATCAAGACCCGATACACCCGTATTTGGATATACGCAATCTGGAAGAACAATCACGTATGACCCATCAACAAGTACGCAATTACAATGGACAGAGCCGTATTTGAACAATGTAATTTTCCTTGCATTGAGGTTCTTAGGAATCAATCTTAACAACGAATATTTAAACCAAGTAATGACCCAATATGTAGGGGAGACAAAATAAATTTAAAACATGGCAACAGATATATCATTAGTAAATAACGTTGTAAAAATAACCATAGATAGCGGTAGGCCAAGACAGTATTCACTTGCCACAGCCACCTATGCCTTCAACGAAAATGACGTTCTAAATTTAACAATAGACGGGCAAAACTATTCAGTAGCACTTGCTGACTTGCGTATCAATGGTGCAGGTTCCGCACCCGTTTCCACAGCAGCAGCACTCACATCATTGAGTTCAGTTTTCCCTGCATGGAATCAAACCACATATACGCTAAATGAAATATTAGCCGAAAGCAACGATGCCGGAGCTAATACTATCGACAACTTAGCCGACCCAACAACCGATCAACAAGCAGCCACAAAAAAATACGTGGACGACAATGCTGGCGGTGGCGAAGGTGGGGCTTTACTATCAGCAACCGTTGAATTGACTAATGCTCAAATAATCGCTTTGCCTAGTACGGGGGTTGAGTTAGTTGCGGCACAAGGGAGTGGTAAGATAATAAATGTAGTATCGTGCTATTGTGTTACAAATTTTGCTTCCGTTTATACGGGGACAACCGATGCTAGTTTAAACCTTATGATGGGATTAGCTTATGTTAATTCAACTTTCCCTGATTGGGCAGGGGCATTGGAAACAACCACTCGTAAGGGGTTAAAGTTGCCAGAGAACAGTTATAGCGCAGGTGGCGGGTCTTTTGCAGGCGAGACTATTGGCCTCATGAGTACAAACCTAACAAATTTAGAAGATGAAGCCCTTGTGTTAAAAGATGATTATAGCGGCTTATCTGACTACGGCGGCGGCAATGCAGCAAATACTTTAAAAGTAACAGTTTTCTATACAATAGTTGATTTATAAAATGGCAAAAGGGAAAAAAAATAAAAGTAACAATATGGCAAGCGTAATTTACAAAGCTAATCTAACTCAAGAAGATACTAATGTTCCTAATGCAATAATAGGGGTTGATACTATAACAGGTATTGTTTGGACAAGGGCGTCGGCTGGAATTTATTATGGAACAAAAACAGGGGCATTCCCAGAGGGTAAAACCCATTTATTTATAGGCAGTTCCATAAGCCCCATTCAACACGTATCTCTACAGTATAACGACGAAAATATTGTTGTTATAGAAACGAAAGTTTTTTCTGGTGGTGTTTGGACACCTACAGATTACATTCTTTACCTCACATCAGTAGAAATAGAAGTCTATCTATAGTAGTTGATTTATAAAATATGGCAACACTTTATTCAATATCAGAGCAAATCAGATCGCTTTTACAAGGAGGCGACCCCCCACAAGCACCAAAGTTTGAAATGGAGGAAGTAAAGAGGGCTGCTATCCAAGTTATAAATGGGTTGATAAAAACACAGCACCTTGCCGAAGAAATGGCGGGCGGCGAAACCATTCCCGATGGGTCGGTATTGGCAGAATACGATAGTGTTGCAGTTGAAAAATACAAGAACACGGCAAGGGCAACATTGCCCGCAATGCCGGTTAAGCTACCAAGAGGGATGGGTATTTGGCACGTAAGCAAGACAGATGATATTATCAATGGGTTTATCCCCTTCCAACCAGGAGAGTTGCAAATGATAGGTGAGGAAGCAATGATTAGCGATATAATGGGGCAGATCGGTTATATGCCAGTTGGCAAATACATAATCTTCAACAAAGATATTACAACCAACCAAGATGAATATAAAATAGAGGAAGTGTATATGCAACTTGTGGTAAAAGATTTGACTTTATATGGAGATTTTGAAACGCTACCTATCCCAAGTTCTATGGAAATGGACGTTATCGCTGGAACATTTCAGATATTGACGGGGCAACTACCCGCTAATAAAAAAGTTGACGTAATAAACAAACAACCTGAAGAATGAGATTAACAACTTTAAATGGGGTGGCAAGGAGTTCGCTTCTACTTTGTAGGAAGCCTATTCATTACTATTACCAGTTTCTAAAATATTCCGCAGATTGTTTGCAAGAATTAATCTACGACACACTTCAAATAACCAATACAGTAAGGCTTGATTTGAATGAGTTCTTTGAAGCAGAGATACCGGCAGACTATGTTGATTTCGTTTCAATAGGGGTTCAAGCGGGGCAATTCACAAGACCATTAGTGCATAAAGATACGCTTGCAAGGCTTCCAAATTTAGATACAGAAACCGGCGACCAAATTCAATACCCAAATAGCACAGAAGAAACAGACGATTGGACTGACTTATTTCAATGGTGGGGTATAAATATAAACTCACATGGCGAAAATACGGGAGCATATTACGGGTTAGGTGCGGGGAGCGAGCCGGATACTTATAATATAATCCCCGAACAAAACATTATAAAGTTCAACAGAAATATCGGGTTCAATCAAGTCGTTCTTAGATATATCAGCGATGGTACTTATGCAAATGCAGCCACTCAAATTCCAATATACGCTAAAAAATGCGTTGAAACATACAACGATTGGCAATATAAAGAGTTTAGCAAATCATTCGGTGCTTATGATGCAGAAAGAGCAAAAGCGTTATTCATAAGAGAGCATGAGAAACTAAGAGCAAGGAAGAACGAGATGACCCCTGAAAACTTACACAGAATAATCAATAGAAACAGAAAGGCAAGTTTGAAGTAATGCAGCAAATAACAGAAATATGGAAGCCGGTCGAAGGATTTGAAAATTTCTATGAGATTTCAAATTTAGGTCGGGTTAAAAAACTTTGGGAAGGCCGCAGCCACAATATCCCCAAAGGAATTATGAACGTAAAGATAAATAATAGCGGGTATAGGTATGCCTTTTTATGCAATAACGAAGGGAAGCAGCAATCAATACTCGTTCATAGGCTAGTGGCTTATGCGTTTATACCAAATACAGAAAATAAGCCGCAGGTAAATCATATCAACGGGGTTAAATTAGACAATAGACTTGATAATCTTGAGTGGGCTACAAATTCTGAAAATCAGCTTCATGCATACAAGATAGGGCTTCAGTTTAAAGAAACTGGCGAAGGCAACCCATTATTTGGGAGAAGGGTACGTCGTGAGGGAAATTGGATGCTATCTCTGTCAAAAAGAGTTATTCATAAAGAAACTGGGAAGATTTATGAAAGTATAGCTGAAGCAGCTATACAGACGGGCATTAAATATTATACAATCGGCAGAAGCCTAAGAGGGGCTATAAAAAAAGACCTTGGATTTGCGTATGCAGCAGATAATTAAAAAGTTGCTAAATGGTGGGCTTGACAGCGATTCGGCAGAGTTTCTTGTGCCGAAAGAGTGTTTCATTTCAGGTCAGAATGTTCGCATTGGCGGCACTACTGATTTGGGTGGAGTTGGGTATATTGAATCTATTCTTGAGAATGCTGAAAAGTTTCACGTATTAAATTCAGGTGGAGAAAACATAACCATTGGCTTTGCTTCAGATGCAGAAGAAGGATGGATAGTGAAATTTAATTGGAGCAGTACAGGCAATCACGGGATATTTTTATTCGACATAATCAATGAAACGTGGTATGACTTACTACTTGAAGCCGATGTAACGGGGGGGTTAAACTTTGAAAAGAACCAATTAATCCATAGTGCAAGAATAGAAAATGGGAATGTATATTGGTGCAATGCAGAACAAAACCAACCAAGAAGATTCAACATACGTGCAGCAGCAAATCTATATGCACCAGGGACTTTCGATGATGTTGATGCTTACACAACGCCAATATCACAAGATGTAATTTATTGGATACGCAGACAACCGGGATTGCCGCCAATAATGACCAAGATGATAGCAAGCCCCGTTATCAACAACTTCATTAAAGATGAAGGGTTTTGGGCTTCATTCAGATATATTTATAGAGACTATGAAATATCTACGCTATCGGAACTTTCTGAACTTGCTAACTATAATGCCCCCGATGATGAGTTTAATGCACTTAATATAGAGATTCCAGTTGGCGAATATATCGAGCAAGACGTATTGCAGGTTGACTTAGTAATTAAGTATGCAAGTACGGGAAAATCTTTCGTAATTCGTTCATGGAATAAAAATGTTGCGTTAGATTTAGCAGCTATCAATAATCATAATAGCGGGGCAGAACTTTTATATTTCGATTACTACAATGATTTCATAGGCACAGCACTTGATGATGCTTATTCAGTAAAACCTTATGATAGCTTACCAATCTACGCACAAACAATAGAGATAGCAAGGAACAGGTCATTCATGCTTAACTATACTCTTGGCTATGATACTCCGGTAGCACCAACTTCATTAGATGCTGTTTTTGTAACGCAAACAGAAGGAGAAACAGTAACGGGAACTTGGTGGGAGATGCAATGGAGGCCAAGCCCTTTTGGTAGCCCAGATACTTATTACGTTTTATATCTTGAAAATATCGGGGCGTATAGTGGTTACTATGGGTATCTACCATTTCCTGGCCCTGTTGGAACGGTATCTACGCCACCAATATTACCAATCATTGCAGATTACCCAACGGAATTAGCACTTGCGGGTTATACAGCTAATGACATTCTTCTTTATTTTTCATTAGACCTTTCGGGGTATGTAAACTTTATCCCAACATCATCAACGGCAAGCATTACTAATTCCCCCGAAACGGTAACGTTGGTTGGTGCGAATGTTTTCAAAAGTGATGCGCCATATCAAATAGCACTTCAATTCAGGGACTTTGCCGGAAGAAAATGCGGTGCTATAACTAATTCTGGAATGATATTTACAACTCCCGATAGGGCGTATGATACCATTGCATTTACTACTGCATTGACTTGGACGTTAAGTAATTCAAATAAACTTGCAGAGATACCAGATTGGGCTTTCTACTATGATATTTTAATAAGTAAATGTTTGCGTACAAGATTCTTTTTGGAAGCAAGGGCTAAGAATATAACATACGTAGTAAAAGATATTGATGGAGAATATGAGTTCAATACAAATGCCTATGCCGATGACCTTAATGGCGTAGCCATTGATATTACCCTATTGAATGGGTATGGGATGGGGTACGTTTGGGCAGAAGGGGATGTAATAAAAATTTACAAAGATGGCGATGCAACCGTTTATACCTTATCATTACTTGGGCAAGAAGGTAATTGGGTAATTGCGGAACTAAAAGATTTAGGCACTATTGGCAATACAGCATCACCATATTTAACGGGGTTGTTTGAAATCTATACACCATTCAGACGTTCATCAAATGAGCCGTATTATGGGGTTGCGCAATCGTATAAAATTACAGACCCCGCAACAGACGACAGAGAGTATTCAGTATTAACGGGTAGCATTGGGGGTGATGTTACATTGCTAAGTCGTGGCGATGGTAGCGCAAGTTACTTTACTGAAAATATGTCTCCCAATGATAAATACCCTTACCAATGGAATACAGATTCAGGGAGGCCAAACTTCATTGATACAATAGGTCAAGAAACAAAAACCAATGACATAGCATATAGCGATAGGTTGATTGCCGGAACAAGAACAAATGGTTTATCTACATTTGAAGCATTGAATACAAAGGACGTTCCGATTGAATGTGGCGATGGAATGAAGTTGCAAGTAGCCGATAAGATAACAGAGCAAGGAAATATTATGCTTGCGATATGTGCAAATGAAACTGTTTCTTTGTACCTTAGTGAAGCGCAATTATTGGGTTCAACCGGCAATGCGTTTTTAGCGCAAGCGTCAGATGTAATTGGAACGGTCAATGTGCTGAAAGGCTCTTACGGGACACTAAATCCCGAAAGCGTTGTCTTATCAAGTGGACGGGTATTCTTCTACTCCCTTATTCGTGGATGCTTTGTTTCTTATTCCAACAATGGGTTATTCCCGATTAGTGATTATGGGTTGAAAAGAGTTTCGCATTTATTTTCACAAGCGTATGCTGGATTAAGCCAAGAAGAAATTGAAGAAATGGGAAGTAGGCCATTCGTATTTGGTGGAGTTGACCCTTACCACAATGAAGTTTATTGGTCAATACCAACGACTACATTAACCCCACCAAAGGGTTACTTGGAAGATTATGTTTCACCCGAACCGCTTGTTATTTACCCCTATGACATTTACGATGGGTTGGGTAAAGTTTTGGTGTTTAAAATGAATGAAGATAGATGGGCAACACCTCATTCATACGAAACAGAATACTTTGTTGACATAAGAGATTTCCTATACAGCGCAAAGGACGGTTCGCTTTTCAAGCATAATAATGACAATGGAACGGATGACACTTATAGCCGTTGGTACGGTTCGCAAGTAAACCCCGCTATTGGATTTATAATCAACGAAGAACCCAATATTGAAAAACAATATTTAACTTTGAGCGTTGAGGGCAACGGCTTTGAGCCTTCATGGGTGCATCACAGAACAGAACTTCCAAATGTCCAATCAACGGATTGTGAAGAATGGGAAAACAGATCGGGTGTCCTATATGAAGCTAACGGAATATTAAGAGATAGATTAAGCCCTAACGTATCGGGTACATTTGATGAGAAGTTATTTACGGGAGATAAAATGTTAGGCCAATGGATGAAAGTATATGTAGAGTTTGAAACAAGAGAGTTAATACAAATTAGATTTTTTAATGTAGGCGCAGTTGTTTATAACGGCCAAAAAACATAAATCCTTACCTATGATATTCGGAGCAATTAATAGCCTAATACAAGGCAAGAAACAAAAGAAAATGGCAAAGGGAATCAACCCAATTCAAGCCAACTACGAAACAAGTGAGCCAATTCAAGACTTATACAATGAAGGCAGAAACCTTTATCAAGGACGTACAGCCGGAGCAAACGCATTGGAGCAAAACCTATTGACCAACCAAGCAAATGCAATGGGCAATGTCAATAGAAATGCAACAAGTGGTAGCCAAGCATTAGCAGTAGCGGCGGGGCTTCAAGGCCAAACCAATCAAGGCTTCCAAGACTTGCAATTAAACGAAGCCCAAGACAAGCAAAACAGATTTGGCGTAATGTCCAATGTATCCCAACTTTTAGCGCAAGAAGGAGATAAAGTTTACCAAGATAAACTAAGGAAGTACTACGACGACCTTAATTACAAACGTGGGTTGGAAGGTGCGGCAATGCAAAACAATGCTAACTTTTGGGGTGGATTGGATAATGCGATAGGTGCAGGGGTTTCATTGCTTTCGCCCGGCGGTTTATTGTCAGGTAGGAAATCACCAACAGGAGGGCAGCAAATGGGCAATACTATCGGAGGTACGCCAATGTACGGGGCTAACCCCAATTTATCTTATTTTAAACCTAACGGGTAATGGCATACGGAGTAGAGCAACAAATAGGAATAGGCCAAGCGCAAGTTCTCCCACAAGGGGCGAACCCTATGGCTCTTGTCCAACAATTAAATCGTCAAAAAGCATACAAAGACGAAACAGATAGGTATAACCAACAAGTAGCAAAGCAAGAAGAAAAAGACTTGTATGGTATAGTTGGAGATGCTTTAAACCTAAGAGATTTCAACCCCGTTATTCATGAGCAAGTTAGAAAGGGTAAAACTGATTTAGCTAAAAAATTAATGACAGAAAAGCCATCATTAGCAGAGGCTCACATGATGGCACAAAACTATGCACAAGAACTTGGAATAGTAAGCGATCAATTCAATCAAGTAGATAAATATATTGCCGATTCTAAGAAAGAATACGATGGGGATAAGGCTATAAATTTAGGGAACATTGAGGCATTAACGAGAAAAAAAGTTATAGATCAATATAAGGCAACTGGAAAGGTTGACACATCTATCAATCCGTTTGACGAAGTGATGATGGAAAATTCAGAGTTATCTTTAACGGGGAAAGGGAATCATTTAGATATTGATTTTAAAAACGTCTTAAAGCAAACTCCAAAAGGAGGGTATAAAAGAGTAAACAAAAATAGGGGATACGATGAAATGGATTGGGACGTAGAAACTTACCCAGATTACTACGATTTCAAACCGGGGGATGAGGGTAATGCTCCAACTATATCAACGAAATCAGAAGCATCGGGTCTAAAGGATGATGCGGGTAATGATATACCAATGTTATCTGAAAGTGCAATGGATTTGGTAACAGCTAAAACTTCCAATAAGCTAAAATTATTTAATAGGGTTAAAGAAAAATATCCAGACATTGATTTAAAAAGCGGCGAAGCTGAAAAATTAATGAGAATAGAAGCGTATAAAGATGTTAATGAAAAGATACCACTAATAAGTTCTAAGCCAAAGACAGCAGCTAATCCGGTAATGTCTCACTCTTTTAACTTTGGTAGTGGATTTGGACAACAAGGTGGTGCTGGCCAAACAAAAGGAAACGCATTCGATGATTTTCCAAACGAAGATCACGGAACGTTTAAGATTCAAGATGGTACGTTTTTCGAAGCTGACGGTTCGCTTAAACAAGGTAAATTATTTATTAAAGGGGATAGGATACCATCAACTATTAAAACTGCCTTGAATGCAGGGGGGATTGACCCTAAATTATTAATTAGCGGTGTTGATGCGATTCTTAAAGATGGTAAGATAGTAAGCATGAGCAATAAGCCAATAGGGGTAGTTACAAGGCAAGCGATGGAAGGAGTATTCCAGCCAAAAGCAGATACAGAGCCATTGAAAGGTGAGAAGTTGCAGTTTGCGCCGAATCAGCAGCCTAAAGGCGGTAGCTACTCAAATCAACAACCCGCTACATATAAAGGGAAGAAAATAAACGTCGGTGTTAAAAACGGCAAATGGTATAATACAGCAACCGGAGAAGAAATTAAATAAATGACAACAGAGACATACGATAACAAACAGCCGCCACTACCTTCAGGGTTACAACTTGGCGGTGAAGATGAGTTGCCACCTATGCCATCGGGGCTTACTTTAGGTGAAAAAAAAAATCTTGGTGGCAACGTATCTTCCCCTACATCATCACAATCTCCATCAAGCGTAGGGAGTGAAACGCCTTTTTATGATACTTCTCAATATTTTGAAAAGCCTAAAGGCCCGTTTCGTAAAAGAGAAACACACCCCGACACCCCAAAGCCAAAAGAAGATAAAGGCGTATTTGGCTATAGAACTTTATTCCAAGACCCCGAAGCTGAAAAGAATAAATTCATAAAGCCACTCCCACCAAAGACAATAGAAAGTGGGGTTAAGCAAGATAAAAAGGTAGATACCGGAGTTACTGGTTATATATTCAATACCATTGTGGATGGTGTTGCAGACTTAGTTTCAGGACTTCCAGAGGCTACAAATGCGGTATTGGATGCCGGATACGACTTGATAGATAAAGCGGCTGGGACTCCTGGTTTATCAAAAAGGTTAGCAAAGCAAGGGGGCCCGCTTGCGCCAATTCGTGCCCCTGAAGGAGAGGATATAAGAGAGGGGATGAAAAGTACATTCGGTGTAAATACAGAATATAAGCCAGAAGCATTTGACGTTACAAATGGTATTCAAGCATCAGATATTAAAACATTAGCAGTCGAAGCCCCAAGACAATTGCTTGATATGGCTTATGGTGCAGCAACGGGGGGTGGTTCTTTCTTTTTACAATCAATAAGTCAAAATGCAAAAGAACTTAACGAAAATCCTAACGCTAAAAACTTATCATCAACTGAAAGGTTGACGTATTTATATACTCAAGGTGCGGTACAGGCTGCACTTGAAAAGTTCTCTCTTGATAAAATATTAAAATCCACAGGTCTTTCGCAAAAGGTAAAGCAGAAAATATCCAACGAAATAACGCAAGAATTTATAAAGAAAGGCAAAAAAGTAACGGCAAAAGAGATAGAGGAAGCTGCATTTAAAAAGGCATCTTCATTTGCAAGTAAAGCTAAAAATGTAGGGGCAAAGGCCGCAACTTCATTTGGCGTGGAAGCCGGTACTGAAGCAGCGCAGCAGGGGGCTTCAGATGCCATGAAGTTGATGGTAGGGAGTAAGGTATTTGATACAGAAGATATAACTACAAACTTTGTAAAAAATGTAGTCAATGCAGGTGTTCAAGGAGGTGTATTCGGCGGTGTATTAGGTGGGGGCGTAGGCGCATTATCAAACACTAACAAGGCAATTAGGAATGAAATATCTAAAGTTCAAACACCAGAGGACGTACAAAAAATACAATCAGATATTGCAACGCAAGTTGAATTGGGTAATATCACTCAAGAGGAAGCGGAAGCCGCCAATATCACAGCCCAACAGTATGCAGAAATAGCATCTACAATACCACAAGAAATAAATGCAGAAAAGAAGTACGCATTGATTGGTGGAATAGAACAAAGGGAGCAACTTAAAAAAGAAATTGAGAATGTCAATTCAGAAATGGGTTATCTTGACCCTGCATTCCATGAAGAACCAAAAGCAAGAATAGGATTACTTAATGCCAAACTTGAGCAAACAAATGATTACATAGATGGGCTTGTTGCTGATAAAAAAGTAACGTACAAAAAAGATGGGGATGCTTTTTTCAAGACAATGCCAAATGGAGAAGTTCGCCCAATATCAAAAGAGCATTACGATTTAGGTGTTGCAATACGTGAAGAAGAAGCTGCCAAAAATAAGAAACCCGAAATAAAACCCGAAGATAGAAAGTCATTCACTTTTACCCATGATGAAGATGTGCCAACGGAATTAGAAAACGTTAAGCCGGTTTACACTCAAGAAGTAGAAACAGAAGATGGGCCAAAAGTAGAAGTAACATATACGGGGGAGCAATTAATAAAAGCGGGGTTGGCTGAAAAAGAAGTAAGCCCCGAAGAAATGATAGTTGAGGAAGCTAAGAAAGGCACGTTAGGGTTTTATAACCAAATGGTGAAAGACAATCCAGATACCGCCAAAGATGTTCTACTGGACTATGCAAAGCAGAAGTACGGAGTATTAGGAGATGGTTCAGTAGATAAAAATGGCGGCGCACCAATAACCAATAAAGAGGCAGATGCAGCAGCTACCAAAGCATATCCAGACAAACAATCTACTGTAGATGCCGTTAAAGCACAATTAGCCACTCAAGAGCAACCTGTTACCCAAGAAACACAGGCATCAGAAGGGGCGGCAGGTAATGTCGTTCCTTCTTTAAAAGGGAAAGAAAAAATAAATGAGCATATTAGCCAATTAACTGAAGATAATTATTTACTTACCCATGTGACTACCGAGGAAAATGCAAGAAATATTACCGAAGGAGGTATGTCTGTTGGGATAGGTACTGGGATATCAAGTACACTAACATCAGCAGGGGCGCAAACTGCAAGTAACCAAATAGAGAGATTGATTAATGGGGAAGTTGTTCATAGAGATGCAAATAATAATAGTGTAGCAGTTATAGCTGTCCCTAAAGCAGAGTTGGATAAAATGGAGGGTAAGTCAATTGCAGATAAATTTGAGAATTGGCTTATAGAAAATGGGCATTTGAATGAAGATAAATCTAAGATGGTTATCCCAAAAGAATTTCATGCTGGATATTTAAGCGGGGATACATTTGTTCAAAATAAACCAAAGGAAGTAGCCGCACAACCAACCCAAACATCATCCAATGTCGTTCCTTCTTTGAAAGATGTGGAAAGTACAACTAAAGCAGTTCGGGATGCAGTTCGGGATGATTATACGGTAATGTACGGCTTGAATAATTTGCCACATGAAGTGAGTATTAGTGAAATAGATAAAAAATCAAAGACTAATTCACAAACAATAGATGAAGCGGTAGAAAACATAAAAAATGGTAAAACATCAAAAAGTGGCGAAACTACCCCTTTACTTGTTGCTAATAATGACGGGACTTATTCTATTTCAGATGGGTTTCACAGAATAGCGCAAGCAATTACCGATGGGAAGGATAAAATATCAGCGAAAGTTGTTTATGAAAATGAATTACAGGTATCAAAAGCCTACCATAAAGCAAAAAAAGATGGTAGCAATCCAGAACTTGTAAAAGCTGTTGAAGAATTATTAGGCCAAAAACCAACCCCACAAACCAAAGATGGGGGAGAGAAGGTTGAAAAAACAGCAGAAACAACGCAACTAACTGAAAATGAAGCAGGAGAAGGAGTACCCCCAACTACCACACCACCCGTTGCAGAAGGTACAGAGAACGAAGATAAAAGCAACAAAGCATTAGCCACAAGGCTTGTAAACGCCAAGAATGTACCGGAAGCAGCCAAAGAAGGCATAAGAGCCGTTGGTTTAACCTATGAGCCACAGAGCCAACAAGAGGCAGAAGAAATGGCAGATGCCATCATTGACTACTTAGGTATTGATGAAGCGGTATTGAGAGCAAGGGCGCAAGAGTTTGGTGGTGATGTGAATACATTGGTGCAAACGCAAGCCCTTAACCAACTTGCTGAAATGTCAGACAAGGCTACCAACCCACAAGATAAATTACTATTTGATAAACAATTTGCTGAAGTAGGCATACAACTTGATGAATGGTTAAGAAAGCAAGGTAGGGGAATAGCAGCATTGAACTTCTTTTATAAGAAGTCTCCTTTGGGTATGCAGATGATTGAAAATGCAACCAGGAAGAAAGACTTCGATCAATGGTCAAAGCCAAAAGATAAGTCATGGAAAGAGTTCTTTGATGAAATGATGAAAGATCCGGAGTTTGAAACTTTGGTAAAAGAGGAAGTGAAAAAAGAACGTGCCGACGAAAGAAAAGAAAAGAAAGATAAAGTACACAAAGCCATTGATGATGCAGCTAAGAAATGGGCTGACAAGTTAAAGCCGAAGCATGGCGGGGCTGACGATGCAAGCAAGGCCGGTTTAGGAGTTGATGAAATAATGAAGGCCGTTTCAGCTACCATGAAAGCAGCTTATGATGCAGGGGAAGCTGTTGCAAAGGTAGTTCAAGATGCCATTGATTATATTTCAGCACAATTAGGCCACGATACATGGGGTACAGATGAATTTAGAAAAGAGTGGGAGGATAAACTGAAAGATAAGGTCGCCAAAAAGAAATTAACCGATGAAGAAATAAAAGCCAAAGTACTTGATAGGTTCAGAAAGAAATTAAAAGGGTTAAGTGATGACCAAAAAGATGAAGTAGTAAGAAGGGCGTTTAAAGAAATTGTTGAGAACGGTGGCTTGGATTACGAGGACTTTAGAAAGATAATTTCCGATGTAACGGGTCGTGGGCCAATGACAGATGCCGAAGCTGCTAAGTTAAAAGAACTTGTTAAGACAATGAACTCCGTTGAAGATGCAGCGACAAAAGCCCGTACCGATAGAAATGAAAAATCACTAAGCGATTATAAAAGAAAGCAACTTGAAGCGGGTAGGGCATCAAAGGAATTAAGTTTAATGCTATACAATAAGCCAAACGTATTAAAGAGGCTTACTTCTATAATGCAGTTAAATACGTTAGGTATCCCCGCATTGGTGAACAATCCTATTTATAACATTTGGAATCAAACTACATTGCGTTTCCCAATAGGAGTATTCAATAGTTTGGTTGATGGAACTATTTCAGCTATTGCAAAATCAATGGGTAAGAAATATACATCAGAAACAAATGTAGTAATAGCGCAAAAAGAGTTCTTTAAGAAATTAGGATTAGGTTTTAAAGAAGCCGGTACGCAATTCTTTACAGGGTTGGATAGGCAAGATTATACTCAAAAAGAACTACAAGGACAACAAATAAGGCCGTTAAGTTCATTGATGGACCTATGGAGTAAGAGCAGAAGAAAGCAATTAACGAAGGCGCAAATTGCAGACAAAGCTATTCAAGCAAGCCCTCAAGGGTGGATAGCAGAAGGTATTGCCCGTGTGCTTAACTTAGGTGATAAGCCACAACGTTTCGCAGCCGAAGGAGCGCAAGCGGCAGCATTTTCAAAAGCATTAGGCATATCAGATATTGACTATAAACTATTCATTGAGTTCCCAAGAGAGGAAGCGTATAGACAATATAAAGCAAAAGGGTTAAGTGATGCAGATGCAGGTAAGAAAGCTGATTACGTAAGAGATACCATTGTAAAGGAAGGGCAGCGTTCAACATTCCAGCAAGACAACTTCCTTAATGATTTATTGAATAAGATATTTGGCGGCGAGCAAAGTGGTGCAGGCAGTTTAGCGAAAGCAGTCGCCATTTCTCCGTATATAAAAATACCTTCCAATGCTTTTTGGTCTTACTTTAATTTAGTAAATCCAGAGGTAGCTATTTTACAATCTGTTTATTACGGCACTAAAGCAGTAGCAAGACAAAAAGACCCCAATGTAAAATTCCCATTCGATAAGGATAAGTCAACAGCAGCTAAAGATTATCACGAAGCAAGATATTGGTTAGCCCATGCTGCCGTAGGTATTGCAATGCGTTCCGTTATAACGGGGATGGTTCTTGCCGGTGTATTCAGATCAAGTAATGATGACGATGAAACTAAAAAAGAAAGAGAAGGCGAGAAAAACTACGAGGCGCAAGGCGGCGTAAATGCTAATAAACTTGCAGCATGGCTAAGAGGTGGCGACCCAAGTAAAGTTAAGGGCGGTCTTGTTATAGGCAACCGTTGGTTCGGCCATTGGGGTAGTGTTGGGAATACAATCGCTAAGAGGTATGAAGAAATGACACCCGAACAAAAAGAAGCCGGAGATACATATTGGAATATGATTGGTGGTAACTTACAGCTTTCAAGTTTGGAAGAATTGCAGCAAGGGGTGTTTAGTAATTCATCATCTATGATGACAGCGTTAGAAAATCCTTCATACGGAATGAAACGTTGGGGATTGAGTACAATCGGTATGTTCACCAACATACTTCATCCGGCAGCAGCAGCACAATTATCAAGGGCTGAAATACCATACGTTTCTCAAACTAAAGCAGATACATTCGGTCAAGAGTTAAAGAATAGTATGTTGCAACGTTCAAGTTGGTTGAGAAAAGCAACAGGCCAATACCCGCCATCCAAAGTAAGTATTTGGGGCGAAAAAATAGACAGAACAAAAGACAACTTTGCACAAAGATTATTCGGGTGGAATAACGTAGATAAGGATGCTTTTGCAAGACCAATTTACGATGATGTAGTAAGAACAAATGACATTGGATACTTCCCTCCAAGTGTTAAGCCTGAAATAGAAAAGATGAAGTTAAACGTAGAGCAAGCATCAAAACTTGAAACATATATAGGGCAAGCAAGGAAAGGGTATATAGCACCATTCATTAATGACCAAGCAACCATTGATGGATTTGATGTTAAGTACAGCCAACTAACAGACCCAGATAAAAAGTATGTTCTTCAATACTTATATGGGTTGGCTAAAGACGATGGTGAAGAAAGATTCTTAACTGAATTCCCAGCAATGAAAAAAGAGGAAGTTGATAGGGACTATGATAAAGAAGTACAAAAAGAAGTTTTCAAACTACTTCAAAAATATAAATAAATGAACTTCGGAGAATTATTAACGGCAAGTCAAATGGATGGGGGTATTGACGACCCAAAAAAGAAAAAAGTACCTACAAAGGCAGAGGAAATGAAAGTACTCTACAAAAAACCATTTAAGTATGACAACAAGCCAGCGCATGAACTTACAAGAACCGTAGCTGAAAAGATGGGGGTTGACCCGTCTATGCTTTTCTCATCAGCTTTCCAGGAGGGGCTTAATCAATACCTTTCCAATCCAGATGCAGTAGAAAAGACAATGCAAAAAGAAGGTTGGTATAATAAAGATTATCCTGTAAGTGGTTATGAAACTTATGGGTTGGATACATTTGGGAGTAGGTTTGATGAGTTTGTGCAGAAGGGGTATCTACCACCAGAGTTTAAAGACCAATTCAATATCGTTCATGCAACGAATGACCACATGAAAGGAGTTGTTGACCCAATAACAAAGAAGGCTGTCATAGACCCAAAAACAGGGAAGCAAAAAATGATTGACGACCCGCAGCCAATTGTAACGGCAGATTTTAAAACCAATGAAGCTGCATTGATGGCGAAGGCTGCATTTATAAAAGCGGAGCAAGAATCGGTAAAAAATTATGCAAAACAAAAAGGGGTAGAACTAAGCCCAGACGAGATTAACTATTTTACTCTTGCATCCTATAATTCTGGATTTAGACCGAAAGGTGCGCAAGGAATGATGGACGAATATCTTACAACTAAAGACAAACAGGGGTATCTTAAAAAAGGTTCAGCTAATCGTGGTTGGCAGAACATACATCAAAATGTAGCACCAAGACTTGAAACAATGAAAGTCGTTAATCAGTTGTATGCACAAAACCCATTAGGAGTTCCAGCCCCGCCACCAACACCAATTCAACAACCAATTATACAGTAATGGACTATAAAGAAAAATGTGAAGAATACGAAGCGATATTAGGCATCGGCGGAAAGGATATAGCAAAGAGAGCATTCCTTTCATTGTGCAGAGTAGTTAATCAGCAGGTAGCAAGATTAGATAAATTCGTTTTAGATAAGGAGATAGGCGTAAATCCAAAAGACGACAAGATATATGATAGGACTATGGCTATTGCAGATGGTATGCCAAAGATGATTAAAGATATTAACGCCTTAAAATTGGAACTAAAAATAACCAAGAAAGAAGAAGAAGAAACATTCATTGATGGTATTGCAGAAAAAAGAAATTAATATGTGGAACAGAATTGAGTACAATCGTGGTGAGCAGGTCGGGAATGTAATATTTCTATACGATGTTAAAGGTATGATTAAGGAGCGGCAGGCTATGTTTTCATGCATTTGCGGTAAAAACTTCGTATCCTATATTAGTAAAATTAAGCGGTTTGAAACACAAAGTTGTGGGTGTTTACAAAAAAGGGTAACCAGCGAAACAAATTCAAGGCATAGATTAAAAGGCCACAAGCTATACGGGGTATGGTCGGCTATGAAACGTAGGTGTAATAACAAGAATACTACCCAGTATAAGGACTACGGCGGGAAGGGAGTAGTAGTGTGTGATGAATGGAAAGAGTTTATGCCATTCTTTAGATGGGCTATTGAGAACGGATGGGAGGAGGGGTTGCAGCTTGATAAGGACACTAAGGGCGGCGGCATGATTTATAGTCCAAGCACATGCTGTTTTGTTACCCCAAAGGCTAATTCAAATAAGAGAGCAACAAGTAGACATATAGAATATAATGGTGAAACTAAAACAGTATCGGAGTGGGCTGACCATTTTCAAATATCTTTAAAAAATTTATACCAAAGATTATCAAGAGGTTGGGACTTTGAAAAATGCGTAAACAATGGGTGATGTACTAAATATATATGGGACTAAAATTACTTTGCCAGATGTCCCTTCTACCGGAATTGAGGATTGGGGGACATCTAACCCAAAAGAGCAATATTGGAGAAGAAAGGAAGTCCCAGATGGATTATTTGATGAAGTTAGTTTCGATGCAGAGGGCGGGGCAAAATTAAACCCAGAGCAAAAGGCGTATGCAAAGACTGAAGTAGACCGTTGTAAAAAAGGGTTTTGGTTTTATGCTAACGGCAGGCCAACTTACATTACTGGGAGAAATTATTTCTATCTTCAATGGTGGCGGCTAGAAGATGACATTCACCCAGATTACCGGGGAGCCGATAGGAGATACTTTTTGTTTTTAAATTATTGGCATAGTGTGTTATGGTGTTTAGGTGTTGGTCGTGGCAAGAAAAGACGGGAGGGCGCAAGTTCTCAATCATGCTCCAATCTAATCTATGAGTGTATATTTTTTACCAATTCAAATTGCGGGCTTGTAAGTAAAACATTAATAGATAGCAGAGATACATTCACAGATATGGTTGCTTTCGGGTACAACCAATTGCCCGTTTTCTTAAAGCCAAAGCAGTTAAATAAACCAGATAGCGTAAGTGAATTAGTGTTTGATGTTAAGCCGGAGAAAGGTGTTGTAAAGAATACAAAGGGGCATCGCTCCAAAGTAAACTTTCGTGCGCCGGTTGAAAACGCCTATGATAGAGGTCGTATGAGTTGGGTGTTAGGTGATGAAGGGGGTAAGTGGCCTAATGAAGTAAAGTTCTCAAAGTTTATTTCTAAGGTATCAAAGACGATGGTGAAGGGTGCTAAGAGAGTTGGCTTTATGGAATGTCCAAGTACCGTAAATGAACTTACAAAAGGTGGCGGGATAGAGTATAAAAAGTTTTGGGAAGGGTCAGATCAATTCGCTCATTCAGGTAAAAAAACTCCATTAAGATTTGTAACGTATTTCACAGCAGCGTATGACAACTACGAAGGTTTCATTGACAAGTACGGCGAGAGTGTTATAGATGCTCCCGACCAAGAAACATACGATTATCTTGTTGCCAAGTGGGTAGTTAAAGACCCAATAACCGGAGAGACAGTAAGTGAAATAGATGAGAACGATATAAAGCTAGGGGCAAGAGCATACATATTCAAACGTAGGGAAGGGTTGGAAGGTGAGTTGTTGGAGGAAGAAATAAGGCAGAACCCAACGACAGTAAAAGAAATGTTTGAAGCAGCCAATTCGGGTTGCTTATTCAATTCATACAAACTAAACCAAAGGAAAGACTTACTTAAACTTCATGCTAAAGATTTATTAGAGAGGGGTAATTTCATTTGGAAAGGTGGGTTAAGAGATTCAGAAGTTGAGTGGTTTGCAGACCCAAATGGGAGATGGCAAGTGGTTAAGGAGTTCATGGATAAATTCAAAAAACCTTACCTAAAGTTTGTAAATGGGGTTGATAAAACATTCTGCGATGCCAATAATACAGAGAAAAGAGGCGGTTGGTATCTACCAAAGAACGATTATAGATTTGGTGGTGCTGTTGACCCCTATGACCACGATACAGTAGATGATAATAGACGCTCTCAAGCAGGTAGCATCATAAAACAAAAAACCAATACCAATGACTTTGATGATAAATTCAATTGGTGTGATATATGCAAGTACATAGCACGACCATTGACAGCAGAGTTGATGTATGAGGATATGATTATGCAACATTTCTTTTTCGGGTGTAAGATGTTGCCGGAAACGCAAAAGCCGGGGATTATGAGGTATTTTAGGAATAGAGGCTACGCTTCATTTTTAATGATATTGCCGGGATATGCAGAACCAGGTATACCATCAACTCCCGAAAACAAACAAATAGGATGCGAGTTCACAGAGTACGATGTAGAAACAAGAATAGATAAGTACTACTTCATTGATGTTATTGATGATTTATTAAACTTAGATATTAAGAAAACACAGAAGTATGACTTAGGCATGGCAAAGCTATGGACAGAGGTAGCTTGCATGAATAAAATGTATGAGAGAAAACCAAAAGATAACGTGGTGGATATAGAAACAATTTACAAGCATTATAAAATCAAATCCGCATAATGACAAACCAATATCAAAACGTACCATTCCCAAAACACAACATCAATCCAGATGACAAGGATGATAAATGGTTACTACAATTTGCCAAAGCAGCATGGGGCGAATGCTATGGCTATAACATATTCTACCATGCAAGGGAGTATTATGCAGAACTAAGAGACTATGCTTATGGGAGGCAGACAATAGATAGGTACAAGCCAGCAATGGGGATTGACCAAGCAGCAGATACAAGTATGTGGAATGTTACTTGGGGTGTTCGCCCGGTGCTTAGTAAGTACATGGATATTATCACCACCATAATGATGAACGTTGGTAGGAAAGCAATAGCCACACCAATAGACGCTCTTGCCAAAGACAGAGCCGACCAATACTTTGCAGAAGCAAGGGCTAAGATATTAATGAGAGATGCTTTGATGCAGGTTAATCCAGAATTAGCGCAAAGCCCTTACTTGAAACCAGAACCAGGAGAGCCGGAGAACATGGAAGAACTTGAAATGCAGATGAACTACGGGTTCAAGTTTAATATGGCAATGGAAGCAGAGCAAGGAATTGAGTTGGTGCAGTATCAAAATAACCTCCCACAAAAAAGGTCACAAGTGGTTAAAGACTTAGTGCATCTTGGCGTTGGTGGTTACAAAGATTGGATTGACGAAAATGGGAAAGCAAAATTCAGAGATTGCGACCCATCAGCCGTTATTATGAGTTATTGCAGAAAGGCGGACTTTAGCGATAAGTTATATGTAGGTGAAGTTATCGAGCCAAGCCTTGCAGAACTTACACAGTATTTTGATGAAACTCAAATGGAGATAATCAAAAACAACATGAAGAACATTCAGGTATTGGATGACCACAATTACAGCACAAAGAGTGAAAAGCTAAAAGCAAATGTGTTGGATTTGGAAATTCTTACATGGAATGATTTGGTGTATAGCCGAATGAAGAATGAACATGGGAATGAAGAATACAAGAGGCGTTCACATGAAAATATATCCAACCCAAAAAGAAGTGAAGAACTTTCAAACATCTACGATGAAGAAAACGGTTCGTATAAAAAGAAGTATTTCTCAAAGAAAGTAGAGTGTTGGTATAAAATAAAATGGGTAGTAGGCACTGACCTATTCTATGATTGCGGTAAAGTTGACAAGCAAAAGAGGCCAAAGAATGCGTTGCAAACTTCCGAATCAAGCTATCACTTCCAAGCTGTGAATTTCAGAAACATGACAGCGCAAGGAATGGTGGAAAGAATGAAAGATATAGCCGACGAATACCAATTGACCATTTATAAGATACAAGACTTTAAAAACAAGTGGTTGCCATACATTATGGAAATAGACTTGGATGCACTTGAAGCGGTGGCCTATGGTAAAGGCGGAGTTGTATGGACACCGGAAAAGATAA